AAGCTGGGACCACGGCAGCCACTTGGCGCGCGGCACCTTGGCGCTCGCCTCGCGGGCGTTCTGGATCATCTTCCCGGCTTCGCTCGACGCCTGCTGGATGTTCGCCGTCGAGGTGCCGAGCGTGCGCTGCTCGGACACATAGCCCTGGTATTCGGCGAGCCTGGCCGCCATGTCGGCCCCGGTCATGCCCTTCGCTTCGAGGCCCTGGCGAATGAACCTTCGGACTTTGATGATGTTGCGCGCGCCTTGAGCGCCGCGCCCGAGTCCAATGAGCGGACTCTTATCGCCCGCGATGTACTGATCGGCCATCTCCTTCGCGTCGGCATCGTCGAGCGTGCCCTCCGCGTCGTTCGCGGCTTTGGTGGCACGACCCGACGCGATGCTCGCGATGTTCTTCTCGTAAGTCTCCTCATGCTTGTCTTTGCGCTCGGCGTCGCGCTGCTTCAGTTGATCCTGAATCGCCTGGCGCGCGGTTTGGCTGCGCTCGACCATCGAGTTGATAAACTGCGTGTCGTAGCCGTTGCCGAGGCCCTTCATCAGAAGCTGCCTGTCCTGGTTGTTCAAGAGCGGCTGACCGTTCGGGGTCGTCGCCTGCGAGAGCTGGGTGACCATGCCGATTACATCCTGTTGCATGGCGTCGTGGATCTGCTGAGGCGTCGCCTTCGGATTCGCCGCCAGGATCGCGTCGTGCTTTTCTTTCAGCGCGTAGAGCTGCCCGCCGATGACATCGTTTTTAGCCTTGTAGAGATCGAGCTGGTCGAGGTTCTCCTTCGCCGCCTCCTGGCGCTGCCCTGAGAACCCGCGCATCAACTGCATCCCGAGATTCGGGTTTCGCTTCGTGATCTCGGCGACCGCCGCGTTCTGGTCATCGAGCTTCGAGAGATCCTTGCCCGCCAGGATCTGCTTCGCGTAGGTCATATCCGCTTGAGTGTCCTGGGCCTCTTTCGTTTTGATCTTGTTGAGCGTGTTCTGATCGTAGAGGTCCGCGAGGGTGAGCGCCTTGGCTTGCGCGCCCGCAGGGTCGAACTGCGCCTCGCCGATGTTCTGGATCGCACCTGCATCGAGCGCCATGTCAGCCTCCCGCCGCGACCGGCGCGCCGATATCGACGGTGGCCGCGCCGCCTGGGTAGTTGCCGAGATAAGTCGGGGTCTGGATCGAACCCAAGTTCGCAGGCAAGCCGGTATTGGGGTCGAAGTTCGACACTTCCGGCTGGTATGGGGCCATGTTGCCGGGGCTGCCTAAGGGCGCGTTGCTGCCGGGATAGGTCGGGTTGTTCAAACCCTGGAGCGTCTGATAGGTCGCATAACTGTTCGCCCCGCCCGTCGCGAGCTTGGAGAGTCCCGCGATCTCGTTGGTCGTGATGTTCGCCGCGTTGTTGCCCTGGTTGATGCCGATCTGCCCGACGTTGTTGGCGTTTGCGCCGATGTTCGCCGCCGTGCCCGCCGCCGCCGCCTGTCCGATCTGGATCGGCTGCAGAAGCTCCTGGAGGCGCTGCGAGTAGGTGCTGTCGGCGAGCTGCGCGCCGAACTGCTCCGCGCCCACCACCTGATTGCCCGAGAGGTTGGGGTTTGCCCGCTTCGCCGCCTCGATGCCCTGGTCATAGGTCGCCTGGTAACCGGGCAGGTTTTGCAGCGTGGGCAGGATGTTCGACGGGCCTCCGGGACCGATCCCGAGGAGGTTGTTGTAGGTCGGGAGCGCCGCCTGGCCCTCGGCGGTGTACGGCGCGGCGAGCGCCTTCTGCTGCGCAAGCGCCGCGTTCTGTTCGCTGATCGCGGCGTTGGAGGCGTTTTTGGTCGCGCTCGACGCCTTGTCGGACGCATAGATGGTCGCGCCCGCGCCCAGGACCGCCGCGCCCCCTATCGCCAGTGCTACTCCCGACATCGCGCCGCCTCCAGCCGCGACTGCGGCGTGAGCCTGTAATCGACCGTCACCTCCTCGCCATCCTCGCCGCCGAAGCTGCCCGCGATGAACCGAGAGGCGACCAGGTCAATGAGACCGGGCTGCGTCTCGACCATCTTCGCGTTCGGCGTGTCACTGTGATTCGTGTACCGTCCGGCAGGCGTGCGCCTGCCCTCGATACTCGCGGGGCCGATCAGTTCACCGGCCTCGATGTCGGCGGTCGCGATCAGGCCCTTGCCCTCGATCTGCGAGCGCCCGACCTTCACCTTGTAGCAACCAAACGGGAACGGAATCAGGTCGGTGTCGTCTACCGAAAGCCTGCGAACGGCCTCCTCGGTGACGCCGAGACCTTCTAACATATTTAGGTACGCGGCGTCACGGCCCCCGAGCAAAGGCAGCTTTCCGGGCAGCGGTTCGAGCAGCATTGCTTCGAGGGTTTCGACATCGGTCTCGTCGGTCTCGTACACGTTGACGAAGGTCATATCTTCATCGACGCGCGCCACTTTGCGCCCAGGCTCTGCCATGAATTCGAGGGGCGCTTCGAGCGTCGTGACCGTGGCGTCGTCGTTCAAAAAGGTGAGCCGTCCTCGCACCAGGATGCATTTGTGCCGTGTCAACTGCTTGCGCCCGATGATCACGGTGCACGCCTTGGCCGACAGCTCCCGCATGTAGACGCCGGGGCCGAACAAATGGCGCACCGGGCAGTGCGCCTGGGGCAATGCGCGCAGGCGTTCCATCAGGGTCTCAGGAACCACGACGGCGTTCATGTCGCGGTCTCGGTCGGGGGCGGCGGGTCGTCCTGGATCTGCGCGAGGATCTGGAGCGCAATTGATTGTTTCGCCAGGTTCGCGCTGATGATCAGCGCATCGAGCGCGACCTGCACGACGTTGGCGCTCGCGGGATCGAGGACGAGCGTCGCTTGTGAGATGGATTTCATGGAGCTTCCTCAGTTGATCAGGTAGGTCACGGTGTTATTGGCGGTCAGGCCCTTGGTGCCCGCCGCCGTCCACGACGTGCCCGAGGTGCTGGCCCCCTTGTAGAGGTTGATGGTGCCCGAGTTCGTGATGCTCACCGTGGCGTTGGTTGCGGCGGTGTTGTCCTCGGCAAAATTGATGGAGAGATTCTGCTGCCGCGCGGCTTGGAGCAAGGCGGGAAGGCCGGTCAGCGTGGTCGTGGTCGAGTTGCTGGTCGCCGAGACCGCGCCCAGGGTGAGGCAGACGAGATTGCCGAACTTCACCCACACGCAGGTTGCCGTCGGCGAGGTCGTGCACCCGGTGAGGGTTGCCGTGAAGCTCCCGGTGTCGGGCGTCATGGAGACGAGCGCCGCCGCCGTCGCGCCGTAACCTGAGATGTTGCCCGAGGTGTCGATGGAGAGGCGCGAGACGCCCGCCGTTTCGTCCCACACGTCGAACTGCCCGACCGCCGTGCGCCCCGCGCTCAAGGTCCACTGGCGCGTGCCGGTCTGACCATCGACCAGGCCCACGAGCGCCGGGTGCCCGCCCGCGCCCGCCTTGAAAAGCGCCGAGGGCGTGGTGCCGAAGCCTTCCACGATCAGGCCATTGGCCGCCGTGCTCATGACGATGGAGATTGCAACGCCCGCTCCCGAGGGCTGAAAGGTGTGGATTCCGGTCCAGGTCGGGCTGATCGACACGTCCAACTGCGGCGCGGAGTCCGAGGTCATGAACGTCGCGGCGACGCCGTTGACCGCCGACAGTCCCACCTTGGCGCTCGGGTTCGCGCTCACGGGCACCGAGGGAAGGGTAAAAAAGCCCTTCGTCCCGACGTTGTTCGTGCCGTAGTAGTAGCTGTTCCCCGGTGAGGCGGCATCGCCCGAGAGCTGGATCGGAGTCCCCGCGACGCCCGTGCCGGTGATGGAATTGGCGACCGCGACGCTCTGCAGTGCCGTGCCGCCCGCCGCGATGTTCGCGACCTGGGTGCCCGAGAGGTTCACCGTGGGGACCGTTGCGGTGCCGCCGATGGTCAGAGTGGTGGAACCGATCCCGGTCACGGTCCCGCCCCCTGAGCCGCCGAGCGCGACCCAGGTCGTGGGGTTCAAGGAGGCGACCGCGACCATCGTGCCTAAGGTGGTGTCGAAGAAGGTTTGACCGATGAAGTTGCCCGAGGCCGGGCGCTGCGCCGTGGTGCCCGACTGCCCGATGGTGCGGGCGTAGCTGTTTAACTGGCTGATCCAGTTGAGCCAGGGCAGTTGCGTCGCTCCTCCTGCCTTGCTCAGGTCGATGTTGAGCGGCGGGGGGTTCAAGCTCAAAAGGTGCCGCCCCTCTTTTCCTTGACCATGATCGCCCCGTCGGTGATCACAAACTTCACGGGATCGGTCATCGTGATGCGCCAGGTGAACACGCGCGACATCCCGAAACGGCGTGCGACCACGCGGGTCACGTACTGCCCGATGGCTCCGAGGTTGATCAGCCGTGGACCCAGCCAGGTGCGCCCGTTGTCCTTGGAACACTCCAGCATGATCTGCGGCGTTTTCCCCTGCCCGCTCTGCAGGCCGACGCCGGTCTCCATGTCGAGGTAGAGGAGCGGGACCCGGAAGCGGTTAAACCCTTTCACCGTGTGCTTCGTCACGACCTGGCGCTGGATCGTCACCCCGTTGTCGGTGAATTGCGTGTCGCTCATCTGGTACACGTTCGAGTTCTGGTAATCGGTGAGCAGCAGTTGCCCGTTCCAATACGAGGACCAGCGCGCCTGGTGACGGATGGGAGGGGCGCTCACGCCGGTCTGCACCTCGCTTGAGATGCCGGTCGAAAGATCGAACAGGAACGAGCGGCCCATCGTTGGAAAGGTGATCTGATAGAACGGGTGCTTGTCGCGCTGATACACGAGCGCCTCGGCATCCGAATACACAAAGCCCGGCTGGTTGATGATCCAGTCGATCTCCTCGCTGATCGGCGTCACGGTGTAGCCGTCCAGGCGGCAGACGCGGCGCACGCCGGTCGTTGTCTCGCCCAAGAACAAGAGCGCATTATCGACGTGCGCGCGCGAGAAGGTCGCCGCAAGTCCCCACTGGTTGGTCGCCGCCGAGATCACGACGAAGGGCTGCGAGGGTGGAGGGGTCTGCGCGTTCTGCCAGAATTCCATGTGTTGCTGCGAAAAGAGGATCAGGTTGCCGTTCAAGTTATCGACCGCCTGGATGATCTCGGGGAAGGCCGATGCGGCGGCATACGAGAGGCCGCTGCCCGTGGTCGCGTCGTTGATGTTCGAGACGTTGAAATTCGGCGTCCCCGCCTGCTCGGTGACGAAGTACCCGGCGACGTTCGTGCAGGTCTGAGATCCGGGCACGAACCACGCGCCGCAAGCGACGAAGGCGGTGCCGTTCCACACGTAGCCGCTCGATCCATCGACGACCAACACCTGAGTCGCGCCTGGGTTGGAACACATCGAGACGGGACTCGATCCGCTCGACCCCAGGGTCGCCGAGGCGCTCACCGAGGCCGCGCCGCCGATGCCGAGCGAATTATTGGGCGGGGTGATCTGCTGAAAGAGATTGCCCGCGACGGTGTAGAGGTTCGTCTCGTTGGTCGAGAGAATCCCCCGGATCGCCTGCGCGACGGTGGGGTTGGTGAAATTGATGATGAGGCCCGGCGTGCCGTAGATCACGACCTTCGCCTTGTCGCCATCGGGCCGGTTCTCGTAGTAGCAGTTCAAGCGCCTCTGGCGCGTGACGACCGCGCTCTTGCCGAACACGCCTGCGCCAAAGAGGGGGACCGTCTGCATCAGCCTTCATCATCCGCGAAGGGTTGGAAGAAGTTTGCGGTCTCCTCGGGGTTGCCCTCGCGCGCGTTGGTCACCGCCAGGAGGTAAGTCTCCTGCATCCCTTGGGTCCAGTCGGCGTCGAACATCGAGTGGATGCCGAGCGAGAGCGTCCAGGAGAGGTGCCAGAACCACTCTTGCGGGAATTCCGGGGCGTCTCCGGGGTTCAACATGTCCATCGCCTCGCGCATGTAAACGATGTGCAGCTTCTTCGACACGTCTTGAGCGCCCGAGCAATTGATATAAAATTGCCCGAGGTTCCCGAGCATTTGCGCCTCGTAGTAGTAGGCCGTCGGGTCCTGGACATAGCCAGGCTGCACTTTGGTCGGGAGCTGCTCGTACTCCTGGAGCGTCATCGGGTTCAATGGCGTGTCGGTGCCCTGCTGGTCTCGAAGCAGGCAGGTCAGGATCGAGAGCGGTCGCTGCGCCTTCGTCGTGTAGTTGAACACGTAGGCACCAGGACCAGCGCTCGATCCGGTCGGCATCGGCGACGCCGTGGTGATGATGTTGGTGCCAGAGACATAGTTCGCAATCGTCGTCCAAAAGAGGTCCGGGTTCCCCTGCGGCGTCGTGTACTGCACCCCGACGAAGTCCCCGATGTTGATCGCGCCCGTCGTGTTGCCGCTCGCAAGCGGGAGCGTGTAGCTGCCCGCCGCGACGGTCGATAGGAGCTGCGACTGGTTCGAGAGGTTCGGGTAGGCGAGGCCCGTCACCGTGGCGGCGAAATTGTCGCCATTCGGAGATCCCAAATTGTAGAGATATTTCGTATAGCCCAGGTACAGATCGCCGCGCTGGCGTTGCCACATCTTAAACCCAGGCGCTCGGTCGTTCTGCTGCACGAGCTGCTTCACGATCATGTTCAGCACGCGCGAGCAGTCGTTGATCTCCTGGGCGGTCGGCACCTCCGACGGTTCCAGAAGCGCCAGATTCAGCATCGCCTGCCGAATGATGTCGTCCCGCGCCACGCTGAAAGCGAACGACCCCGAGGGGGTGAACTGCAGAGCCGTTGCGCTTCCGGCGAGGTTCAGGATGGTCATGCTATGCCTCGATCACCGACTTGCCGGTGGGTTGCTGGGCGATCACCTCGGAGGGGTCCTGGAGGTGCCTCGGCATGTGCGCCCGCATGGCCCTCGCCTGCTCCTCGGTGAGGTGCACGACGCCGGGGGGCGGGAGTCCGCGCTCCTGGGCGTACTTTTCGAGCTGCCACTGGATGACGTGCCACATCACCTTGTAGGCGTTTTCGGGGTCGATGTCGGCCTGGCACTGAGCGACGCCCGCGCCCTTGCGGGGATACAGCTCCTCGGTGCCCGCAGGGGCCGGGGCCTCGGTGCAATGGCTCCAGCCGTAGTGCATCTGGTGACACGCCGGGGCCTCGTTCTTCCCGCGCCCCTTGCAATGCGTCTCCAGGCTCGCGAGCGAGTGGGTGTTCACCCAGTCGCGGGTCAGGTTCTCCTGCGTCGAGTGAGACAGGAACACGACCTTCGGCATCTCCTCGAAACTCACCGAATTGAGGACGCCGGTCTCTGATCCGATCACGACATCGGCGGTCTGCACGAAGGCGAGAGTCTCCCGGATGCTCCACTTGCCCGAGCGGCAGGTCACGCGCGGGGTTTTCTCCCAGCCCTGCTCCAGGATCACGCCGTCGGGACCTCCGACCAGGACGACCTCGATCTCGGGGAAGTCGAGCAGCATGGCCGAGATGACGTTGTCCATCCAGGGCCAGTGCTTGTGCACGCTGGAGCCAGAGAGCGAGTAGACCACGCAAAAATCGCCGTGCTTGGCGCGCTCCTTCTTCGCCCAGGCGCGCTCCAGCTCGGTCGGGTAGAAGTGAACCTTCGGCTCGAATGGCACCTGCGCGATCTCGTGCATGTATTCGAGGTAGTTGCGATTGCAAAGTGCGTGCCGCACCGAAGGCGGGTAGCTGTCCACGATCCGGTTGCGGATGGTGAGCAGCGCGCCCTCGACCGACTCGGAGAGATTGATCCAGCGGTCGTACTTCTTGGCCTGCTCGCGCCAGAAAAACTCCAGGCCCTGGTTCGGCACCTGATCGCGGTCCTGAATGTAGAAGTCGTCGATGTTCGGGTCGTGCTGCACGACCTGCTGCCCGTCGGGCGTGCAGTAGAGCGTGACGTGGTAGCCCTGCTGCTTCAGGTGCCAGCAGATGCTCGCGGTCTGCAGCAGGTCGCCATACGCGCCGTAGCGGCAGACGCCCACGGTCTTGATCGGCTTCGGGTCCGCATAGCCCAGCAGGTGCTGCTGGCCCTTTTTCTTCAGCTTTGCGGCGTCGAGCTTTTGGAACACGAAATAGAGCGAGTATTCGTCGGCCTCGCTGCGCTTCTGGAAGTCGCGCAGATTCCACGCGCCAACGTGTTCCATCAGCTTCACGACCGCGTTGTAGCTCACGTTCCACTTGTGGTCGGGGTTTGCACCCTCCTCGCCGACCTTGGGGTATTGGTCCTCATCGGGCAGGTACAGCACGAGATATGCATCGTTTTTGAGGACGCGCCACCACTCCTTGAGGACCTTGACGAGCCGATCCTCCTCGACATGCTCCAGCATGTGGCTGGAGAAAATGAAGTCCATCGACTCGTTCGCGAACAGGGAGAGATCCCCCGCGTCGCTCACGAACACATCGGGGCGCGGCATCTGGTGCCCGAAGATCTGCGCGTCGATGTTGTTGTCCACGGTGATGAAATGCGGGAAGGTGCGGTAGAGTCCCGCGCCAATATCGAGTCCCCGCCCGCGAGTCCAGCGCACGATCTCCCAGGAGATCTTTGCCGCCTCGTTGCCTTGCTTGCCCTCTTTGCTCCAGGTCATATCAAATCCCCTCCGATTCTTACGTAGTGTTTTCCGTGCTCGGAGGTGTTGATGTGACCCGCGAACAGCTCCTCGACTGCTTTTTTAGCCCCCGGCAGTATCGGGGAATCATCGAACCAGATCACCCCGCCGATTGACATCAACGGGGTTAGGAAGGACGCCGAGCGCAGCACGCTGTGGTAGTTGTCGCAGTCGATGTGCGCGAAGGCGACCGGGTACATCAAATGCGCCGAGTCGGGAAACACGCCCTCGATGACGAAAGCGCGCGGCAGGAGCGCGCGGATCGCCGCTGCGCTCGTGTCGGCAAAATCCCCGGCCTTGTGCTGGTCGAGGCCATCGACCGCATTGTCGGGCATCCCGGTGAAGGTGTCGTAGAGGAACAGCCGACGCCCCTGCTCGGTGGCGAGCTTGTTGAGGTGCCAGGCCGTGCCGCCCTTGTAGACGCCGACCTCGACAAAGCAGCCGGGGGGCGTGCCCCTGGCGCACTCTACGAGTTCGGAGATG